TTAAAACCTTACAAAGAATTGGTGCAAGAAGATATAAGCAAGCATGTTGAAGAACGTGACGGCATGAAATATTTAAACTGGGCGAAGTGTGTCGACCTATTGCATGCGCATGGGGCAACAGAGGTATATTTTGAGCCGTTAGTGAATGAAAAAGGTTCAAGTCTTTTTATGACGGAGCATGTGTTTACAGATAAGAACGGAAACACAAACAGGTGCTATGAAGTAGGAGTAAAAGTTGTTGTAGACGATAAAACTTGGGAATTTAGAGGGCCACTAATGAATGGTCCTAACCCGGTCAAAGACAACTCTATTTCACAGCAAAGAATCTGGAACTGCCAAACAAGGCTATTTGTAAAGTGCATAGCAATACATACAGGGCTTGGGTTCAATTTATGGCTCAAGGAAGAGCAGGAAACGGAGAAGGCTGATAAATGGGACGATATAAATAACCACAGTTTGGCGGCTATTAAGGAACGCATTGAAAGACTTGTCACCTTAAAAATGGATGGAGGTCTATCCGCTGAGGAAATTGCAGTAAAGGCCGGATTAAAAGATGCTGACGAAATGCGAGAGTATATCAGAATGTTTAAAAGAATACATGACTTTGAAACAAAACTGAGGGCAATATGATTGGTGACAAATCAAGAGCATTTTTTATAGGGGCCTCTGACACAAACTATGTTGTAGGCAATCGCAATACGGCTAGTTTCAAAAAGTGGTGGCTAGAGAAATTAGGGCTAAGACAGAATGATTTATCCACCAAGGCCATGAAGTGCGGAAATGCTTTTGAGCATAAAATACTGGATTGTATCGGCTGCCGAAAAGACCACCAGATTATTATACCAGATTTGCATCTAAGGGTTAATTATGACGGAGACAGGGACGGCACGATATACGAGGTTAAAACACATAAAGCGGACAAGCCTTTTAAAGTATCTAAGGCGTACTGGAGACAAGCACAAGTAGAAATGTATGCCATGGGTACAAAAAACCTTTATATCGTGTCATATGCCCTTACAGAGCAAGAGTATTTAAACTACTTTACACCGATTGAGCCAGAGCGAATTGAATATCACAAAGTCGAATATGACGAAGAGTTTATTTTAAATGAATATCTGCCAAAACTGAGAGAGTTATGCGGATATTTAGAAAGGGGAGAAATGCCAAAATGAGAAAAGACCAGTGTTTCTTTTGCCACAGCAGAGCGTGTTACGACAGAATAGTAAGTTCTGTCGACAATGGCAAAACATACGATGAAGTTGCTTGCAGGAGACATATAACGGATTTAGAAAAGCATTCGGACGAAAAAGCCCCTAAAGTGATGAAGTTATTTGTTAGTAGCACAGGAAAACAAAAACGTGGTGAAGATTTGAAACCGATGCTTGAAGAATTGGAAGAGATGGAGAAACGAAATGCTACTACCAAAACCACCTAAGAAAAAAGGCAGACATCGACAAACAAATGCTTGCGATATATCTCCTAGAGTAAGGGCAAAAGTTAAAGAACGTGATGGAGGAAATTGTGTAATATGTGGAAATAATAGAGGTATTCCGAACTGCCACTATATTGCTCGAAGCCACGGAGGGTTAGGAATTGAACAAAATATCGTGTCTGCTTGCGTGGAATGCCACCATAATTACGACAACGGCGATAAGAGAGAAGAGTATGGGGCGAGGATAAGAACGTATTTGATGGAGCATTACCTGGACTGGCATGAGGAAGATTTGATTTATAAAAAATAGGGAAGGAGTAAGAGTTGTGCGCACATAAAACTCGAGTTACTCCGTATAGAAAAATGAAAGTATTAGTAGCCTGTGAAGAATCACAGGCGGTAACAATAGAATTAAGAAGGCTCGGGCATGAAGCTTATAGTTGTGACATTGAAGAGTGCAGCGGAGGACACCCGGAATGGCATATACAAGATGATGTTTTACCTCTAATAAACGGCAATTGCGAATTTGAAACAGCAGATGGCAAAATACATAAGATTGTTGGCAAGTGGGATATGCTGATTGCTTTTCCTCCATGCACATATTTAAGTAATGCTGGGGCGTGTAGATTGTACCCGCAAAAGGGCGTATTGAATAAAGAAAGATATCAAAAGGGTTTAGAAGCAAAAGAGTTTTTTCTAAGTTTCTTAAACGCGGATTGCCCTAGAATAGCAGTTGAAAATCCCGTATCAAGCAAAATATTTGACATGCCAGCCCATAGCCAAGAAGTACAGCCATATCAATTTTATGGTAAAAAACATCCATACACTAAAAAGACAAGATTATGGTTAAGGCGTTTGCCTTTATTAAGGCCCATACAAGCAGTAGAACCTATAGGGCCATACATACCAGCGGGAACCGGGAGAAAAGACAAAAGCAAGTACGGAGCAGCTATAAGGGGAGACGATGCTAAGAATAGAGCCAAGACTTTCCCGGGCATAGCAAAAGCTATGGCTGAACAATGGGGTGGTGAGATATGCAAATAAAAGACATAGATGCAAGATTAACCCTAACCGGGGACTATGAGGTAATACTCACAGTCCCCCGAAAGGAGCAAAAAACTGTACTAAAACTGATGGAAGATTTTAAGGATAAAGCTGATAAGGTCTGGGAGGCTGTTATCTCTGTTGCAAAACAAAAACGCTCTAACACGGCTAACGGAAAAGCATGGCTTTTACTTGGCAAGATAGCAAAAGAACTATCCAAAGAGCAGCCCATATCCGCAGAAGAAATCTACAAAGAAATGGTGCCATTTTGCTCCGAGGGTACAGTTCTAATAATGAAAGACGAAGCCGTAGAAAAGCATATTCACTTGTGGGAACATGAGCCAAAAGAGAAAATCGGCTGGTCTTGTAAGATATTAGGCAGCAGGAACGGATATACAGAGGTTCTGAACTACTACGGATCAAGTTGTTTTGACACAGTAGAAATGCATAAATTATTAACCCTAATAGTCCAGGAGTGCAAGCAACTAAACATAGAAACTCTTTCCCCGGACGAGTTGGAAAGGCTGGTACAGATGCATGGACAATAAACAAGCATTTATCCAATACATAGCCAAACGGCAAGCAGAGTATAAGAAAGAGCAGATTGCCAAGCTGAAACGGTTAGACAATATTCTAAACAGCCATGCGATCGAGAGTAGTGAGCGAATGCGAAAGAGTTACAAGAGCCGGAGAAGGGCGGTTAATTAAGGAGGACAAAACGAGATGTGTAGGCATGTGAGAATAAAAATTAAAGATGATATCTTTATCCGAAAATCAGATTGTGTGGAGTTCATTTATACAAATGTAAATGCAAAAAATGATGAAGAATATCTTACCTTAACGGATGAAGAAGGACAGATGCTATTTAGGTGTAATATGGCAGATATTGAGTATTTTGAGAAAACATCGAATTAAATCTAACCTTATAGGAGGAATAAATGAATATAAACGAATGGGCGAAAGAAATACATAACAATGCGGTAAATCATGGCTGGTGGGAAAAAATTAAGCCATTAAGCGAAACTATAGCCTTATGCCATTCTGAATTATCAGAGGCCCTAGAAGAGGCTAGAACAGGAAACCGAATACCTAACAAAGAAAATGAACCACCAATGCTTTATTTTAGCGGCTACGGATATGTTGCAAGTGATATTACGGAATGTTGTAAGAAACCGGAGGGAATTGCAGTAGAAATGGTGGATTGCTTAATTAGGATATTGGACTGGTTCGAAAGTGAAAATATAGATGTAGAGTATGTACTGGAATTGAAACATGAGTATAACAAGACAAGGCCGTATAAGCATGGTGGAAAGAAGTTTTAAAAGGAGGAGAAATATGAAAGAACATAGTGCTGTAATAGTAAGAACAAAGCAAGGAAATAGATTTGACGTCTTTTCTTTTATCACACAGGGATATAACAATGGAAATGTTTTACCCCAATTTGCTAAGCCTTGCAGATGGGCGGATGAAATTGAAATAAGTAATTATGTAGGAGGCATGCTGGGTATAAAATTGACCGACTACAGAACAAACGGGGAAATCGATTATCCGATAGTCGAAAAGGTGATGTTTGATAAAAACCTTGTGATCGGTATAGAAATATTTACAGAGTTTGATTGTTGCAGAAGCAAGGAGGGACAAGCGAATGAATAATATTGTGCTTATAGGGAGACTTACCAAAGACCCCGAAGTTAGATACATAGCAGAAACACAGATGGCAGTTGCTACTTTTACCCTTGCGGTAAATAGACCCGGTAAAGACAAAGGGGCAGATTTTCCGAGGATAACGGTGTTTGGCAAACAAGCGGAGAATTGTGAGAGATTCTTAACTAAAGGTAGGCTTGTAGGAATACAGGGAAGGATTCAGACCGGGAGCTACAAAAACAAAGACGGCGTAACCGTATATACAACTGATGTTGTAGCTAATAACGTGGAATTTTTGGAATGGGGAGACAAAAAAGACGATAGTGTCCCGGATGGATTTGAAGAGTTCTCAAGTGTGGATGATGATTTTGTACCATTTTAGGAGGTAGCTATGGCAGTACCAAGAGCAAAGAAGCCTAAACCAAATAAACAGGCAGAGACCGAAAAGTGGATAGCAGAAGGCTTTAAGGAAGGTTATGCACAGGGCTACGATAAAGGTTGTGACGAAATGGGTGATTTGTTTATGACTCTGTTTTACACAGCTATGAAAGACGAATGTAACCTAAAGGCAGAAAAGGTAAACAAGGTAATAAAGAGGGCTGATAGATATGCTATGGCCCTCAGAGACGGAACTATAACCTACAAAGATATGTATGATGATTTAGTTAAAAACAATGTTGACATGACGAGCTTTAAAAAGCCGATTGGAGGGATTTAATGAAAATTGAATGCTACCAATGCAAATATGGACGTATAAAACCCAATGCAAAATATAGGTGTATTTTAAGGGGTTGGGACAAGCAGAAAGAAGTTAATGCTACGGACAGTTGCAAGAAAGGAGAACTGAACAAAGGCTATGGGGAAAATGAGTAAAGACAAAGGCAGAAGAGGCGAAAGGGAGCTTGCAAATAAACTAAAAGAATACGGTTTTGATGCAAGGAGAGGACAACAATTCTGCGGCGCGAACGGTGATGCTGATGTAGTAGGTTTACCGGGCATACATATAGAAAACAAACGTGTTGAAAGATTATGTTTATATGAAGCTCTAGCACAGGCTAAGAGCGACGCAAAAGACGGAGAAATGCCAATAGTCACACACCGTAAAAACCATTGCGAATGGGTTGTAATACAACCTTTAGATGATTGGATAAAGTTGTACAAGGAAAGTAATTGTTTCCCTGACACCCGCCTAGAGCAGATGCAAGAGATAGCGGAGGGATAAAGATGAAAAGTAAAGGAGAAAAAGCAATTGAGTTTACTATGGGTATGATAACATGGATGTTTATGGCTCCATTTGCAGCAATATGCATAGGTGGAGGAATGGCAGAACAAGACAAAATGTTGATTGCTTTATGTGTATGTTCAGGTGGTGTTGCTGTATATGGCATAATAACCGTATTTATAGCTGATAGGAGGTAAGCCATGAATGATATAGAAGCCATACGAAAGACAATAAGACGATTGGAGTCGAGGTCAATCATTCCGTTTGATGAAGATGCAGACGAAGTTGTAGGAATTGCGATTCAAGGACTAGAGAAGCAGATACCAAAGGAGCCGATTTATATTGGGATTGAAAGTGAAGCATGCCCTGTATGTCTAAACTGTTTGAAGAGCGGGCAAAGGTTTTGTGAAAACTGCGGACAGAGATTGGAGTGGTGAAGATGAATGATATAGAAAGAGCTATTAAATATATGGCGGAAGAAAGCTACCAGAGCCATTTAAGGAGAGTGATTAAATGCAAACAAGAATATGTATAGTATGTGGAAAGGAGTTTGAGCCAAATCATCATAATACTAAATGCTGCTCTCCTGTATGCCGTAAAAAACGGAAACAAGAGCGTGATAAAGATTGTTGGTACCACGAAAAGACAGTTATACGAATGCCAAAGCCGAATAAGGAGCTAGACAAGAAAGAAATGCAAGCACGGAAAATGGGACTATCTTACGGACAGATGCAAGCACTTAAATATGCACAGGAGCATAGATTGGAGGTTTAAATTGGACATAGAGTTTTTAAACCAATACCGAATTAAAGATCAGCAGATAACACGGTTAATCGAAAAGAAAGAACAGTTATTAACACTAGCCACTAGGGTTACACCTCAACTATCGGACATGCCAAGAGGGGGAGGGAAAAGCACAGAGGACATATATGCAGAAATGATAGACATAGAGCTAGATATTAATGCAGAGATAGACGAATTAGCTAAAATAAAGTTAGATATTTGCCGTCAAATCAAGCTTATAGACAACATAACCGTTCGAAAGGTATTAGGATATAGATATATAAAAAGATGGTCTGACAGGCGAGGGCAACGGCGTATAGGATACTCTTACAAATACATAGCTAAAATAATGGGTAGGTCTAAAACAAGTATATTAAAAATACACAATAAAGCAATAAAATAGAGGGCTATTTGCCCTCTATTGGTTTAATAGTAATAACTCCATCCTTAAAGCTGGCCGCAACCTCCCGATTATCCTCTGTTAGTCCCATTTCCCTAATCCAACTTACAGGAATGTTTAATCTGGTTGTTACTCCGTTTTTGCTGGCAGTGCCGCCGGATTTTGTAAACATTATTTTTAATATACGTTGTTCCATAATTTCTCCTTGCAATTTATTTTTTATATGGTAATATATAAGCATAAGCAATAAATGAACCACAACAAAAGTTGTATTTAAACGGTGAATAAAACGAGTTCATTCGTCTATTTGAACAGTAACAAAAGTTGTATTTAAATGATGTCTAAAAGGAGTTCATTTGTCTATTTGCTTATTTGAACAGTAACAAAAGTTGTGAAGGAGCTATATTATATAGTTCCTTTTTACTTATATAGGCTTACAAATAATATCTATATCATTGATTATTATCCCTCTTTCGTTCATGTCTATGTGCATATACATTCCTGTAAAATTATAAACGCCTACGTCTTGTAGATGCTGCCTGTCTTTTATAGGTATTATCCTTGTATCATCAACATAAATATTCCTTCTCCCACTTTCTGCACAACAACGTAAATATTCAAAAAATCTATGTCTAACTATAGCCTCTTCCAAAGTAACCAATAAGGGGTACTCCACTTTCCTACTTTTGTTCATTAAATACGGCTTCTTAGCATTAATAGATATATCATTTGGGACACCTAAAACTTGCTCTCCTGTATCGTAGACGGCATTAAAAATTTTTCTTGAAAGATATTTTAAAGATTCTGCTTTGTATTTTTCTTCCCAGCCCATCTCCTTAAAAAAGATTTTTAAACGGCCATTATCAGAAATATTTTTTTTAAATTCTGGAAGATGCGCACTTATCCAAACTTTATTTTTTTCAACTTCTGAAACCTGTTCGTCACTGGCCCATTCTTTTAACTTGTCATAATAAAATTCGATGCCGGAATTAATCCTCTCATCTTTGCCAAGGTCTGCTTTATTAACCACAAAAGAAAGATAATTATTACTTTTTATTGTTTTACTTTTATCCACTGGCTTATTTATAGAGATTAATCGACTATAATAATCTGCAAGAATCAGAAATTGATTGTTGATATCCTCCCGATCTAATGGTGTTTTGCGCTCAATTTCAAAACAATTATATTTGCCATCTTCACTCACTATAAAATATGTGCCATCTGATAATAAGTAGTTATCAAGAAAAATCTCTTTTTCTTGTGTTTTAAATATTGTCTCAAAGGTTTCTAAAGCTTCTCGCATATTAGTCCTCCACTTTATTTTCTCACATCGTATGTTATAGTTCAAATGAAACCCATTTAGTATTTTACAAATACGTTAATATTGTCTCCGTCTGTTAATTGTACATCAAGCCAAGTAGCTCCCGGATATTGACTACTACTTCCGAGATTGCCTACCTCTGAGACAAACTCGGAAAGTTCAATTTCTTCCAACTGATCTTCTGTAATTAAAGTGTTATCCATTTCTTTTAAATCATTAATATTCATCTTTCGTACCTCCGTTTTTGTTTATCTTTATCTTATGTACTTATAATACATCATTCGCACCGAATAGTCAATACTTTTTTATAAACTTTTTTTAAAAATGTTTTTACACAATATATATGGTATAGTCTTGACAGTGACCGCTATATATTGTAAAATAGTATTGTGAAGGAGTGTAAATAGCACTTAATAAGATATTACACAGAGAGCAATCTCCAACTTAATCACCTACGGCCGCCGAAAGGCGGTTTTTTAATTATTCAAGGGCGTACAGGGAGAGGGGCAAATGAGCAAAGAAATTGAAAAGCTTGAGGAACTTACAAAGAAATATGAAGAAATATGGAATAAAATAATTGAAATTCTTGAAAAAGAGGTAGAAAGCTTGCAAATGAACCACTCGAAAAAATAGAGTAGTTGAACTACCGAGGAATACTCGACAGTTGAACTATTCGGAAATTCCGAAAGGTTGAAATAAACAGTTTTGTCGACATTAACAAAACATAATTGCCTATCTACCAAGTGTAGAAAAGGCCTGCCGTTTACCTTATGGGTTTACGGCTTTTTTATTACAAGGAGATGGGAAAATGCAAGGTATACTAATCTTATTATGGATATTAGATATAATTGATTTACCACAATTAGAGTGTTTGGACACTACATATCCAATAAATACTCTAGCATGGTGGTTGATATGGATATTTGTATTGCCTCTGCTTGGCAGGAAAGAATAATCTTTCCTTTAATTGTTTTGTCATATTATGTCGAAGCATGTTTGTTGAAACATGGAAGATTTAGGAATATGATTAAATAAAAAAGGAGAGGGATAAATGGACCCATTTATACAGAACTCAGCTAAAACATTTAATGAAGGCATACAGGCACTTGATAAGAAACGGAAAGCAGATGAAGAATATAAAGAGAAACTCCTCGAAAGTACAATGGAGTTAGAGGGTATCAAAACCATAGTTGAACAGCTAAAAACATCTACAGATGAATTTAATAATAGCAGTAATAAAATGGCTAAAAGAATGTTGTGGTTAACAATTGCAATTGCTGCGCTGACGGTAGTATATACTGTAGCGGCCATTATACAATTAATAGAAATGTCGTAATGGGCTTTAGGACCTTCAAACGAGGGTTCTTTTTTATTACATAAAAGGAGGTGAGCCGTATGGCTAAAGAAGAACTGACAGATAAACAAAAGCGTTTTGCAGATGAATACCTTATAGACCCTAATGCAACAAGAGCATACAAAGCGGCTTACCCAAATGTTAAAAAAGATGAAACGGCAAAGGCAGCAGCAAGCAGATTGTTAACCAATGTTAACGTAAAGGAATACCTTGACGAACAGCTTGAAAAAATCCAGAGTGATAAAATAGCAGACGCTACTGAGGTTATGGAATACCTTACATCAGTAATGAGGCGTGAGCACAAGGAAAACGTCGTTGTGACTATCAAGGAAGAACAATCAAAGTATGTTCCAGATGAAAACGGAACAATGCGAAAGCAGACCATTAAAACAGAAGTTCCTAAACTTGTAGAAATACCGGCAAGGCTTGCAGATGCAAACAAAGCAGCGGAACTACTTGGCAAAAGATACAGATTGTTTACAGATAATCTTGATATTAATGTTGAGACTTCTCAGAAGTTTGATGATATGATTAGTCAGTTAGGCGGTGAGGGACTTGACGAATAGTTTCCCCTTATCGCAGAAGTATAGAGACTTTATAAACACAGTAGACAATGTAGATGCTGACTTCTTAGAGGGAACTACCGCAAGCGGAAAAACTACAGTAGGTGCCAGCTCTAAGTTTATGCGCATGGTTAGCCGTAGTAAAAAGAAGATGCATATTATTGCATCTAAGACCACAGGAACAGCAGAAAAGAATATATTGCAGCAAGACAACGGCATACTAGATATACATAGAGGCAAAGTTAAGTATTACGGCAACGGTGATAAAGATTATAAGCTACCACACTTGAAGTTTGAAGGTAAGATTATATTTATATTAGGCTATGATAATAAAGATAAATGGGAGCTTGTTTTGGGTTCCCAGTTTGGTTGTGTGTATATAGATGAAATTAACACGGCTAACATTGATTTTGTCCGTGAAATGTCCACAAGAAATGATTATCTAATGGCAACACTTAATCCAGACGACCCTAGTTTGCCTATATATAAAGAGTTTATAAACCGTAGCAGACCATATAAAAAGTATGCGGCAGATGTGCCGGATGAAATCATGCAAGAACTAATAGAAGAACCGGTACCCAAATGGCGGTATTGGTTTTTTACGTTTAGGGATAATCTTTCGCTATCGGAAGAGGATATAAAAAAGAAAATACAATCTGCGCCGCCGGGGACTAAACTTTATAAGAATAAAATACAGGGGCTTAGAGGACGTGCTACAGGGCTTATATTAAACGTAGAAAAGAAAAACATCATCACTCTTAAACAGGCTAAAGAGTTTAAATACCAATTGTTTTCATGCGGCGTGGATACTTCTTATAGCCGCAACTCAGATGATACTTTTTCATTTATATTTTCCGGCATTACAACGTGCCGGAAAAAGATAACCCTTGCGGAAGATGTTTACAACAATAGAGACTTAAAAGTTCCGCTGACGCCTTCCGACATTCCACCGCTCTTAATCAAGTTCTTAGAAGAAAATAAAAAAGAGTTTGGTTTTGCTAAGAACGTGTTTATAGACAATGCGGATGCTGGGACTATATTAGAGTGTCAGAAATACAAAAAGCATAACGGCTGTGTTTATGTGTTTAATCCGGCATGGAAGAAAACACAGATTATAGACCGTCTAAACCTAGAGAGCGGATGGCTGGCACATGAGGACTTTTTAATTGTAGATACGTGCAAGGAGAGCATAAGAGAGCGTAACACATATAGTTGGAAAGAGGACAAGGATGAACCGGAAGATGGGAACGACCATTGCATAAATGCGGATCAGTACTCATGGTTGCCATTTAAAGATAAAATAGGAGGGATAAATGGAGATAACAAAAATAGTTGACTGGATAAATAAAGAAAAGAACTGCAATCTGTCTGCCGGGTATTACGGTAAAATAGATTTATGGCAACAATGGTGGATGGGGCTTTGCAAAAAGTTTCACGAGTTTAAGACAATTGAAAATGACCAGGCCGTGACTAGAAAACTCTTTACACTTGGCATGGCTAAAAAGGTGTGCGAAGATTGGGCGTCAATCCTGCTAAATGAAAAAACAGAGATTGCGATTCAAGACAATGCAAGCGCAGAGTTTTTTGACAGCGTAATTGAAGATAATGGATTCTGGAAGTTAGGAAACGAGCTTGTAGAAAAAGCCTTTTATAGTGGTACCGGGGCATTTGTGGTTAAGGTAAAAGGGATGTTACTATCTGGAGAAACAGTTAGGAAAAGTTCTAATGCAAAGATTCACATTGACTACCTTCCGGCGGGTAACATAATACCTCTAACTATACACAATGGACAGATAACAGAAGCGGCTTTTGTTTCGGAGGTGTTCAGCAAGGGTAAAACGTATGTTTATTTGGAGATGCATGAACTCATTGACAGCAAATATCAAATAACTAATAAGTACTTTGAAACTACAAACGGGCAGCTTAAACTTACAACATTACCGGATGGGGTTCTAGAAGTGGTTAAGACAGGTACAGACATCCCACTATTCTCTATCTTTAGCCCGAACATAGTAAATAATATACCGAAATCAAATGGCTTGGGCATGAGTATATATGCCAATGCTATAGATAACTTGCAAGGTGTAGATCTTGCTTTTAATAATTTTTGCAGAGATTTTAAGCTTGGTGGCAAAAAGGTGTTTTATTCGGAGAGTCTTATAAGGACAAATGCAGACGGCAAAAAGATAACCCCGGACGATGTAATGCAACAACTATTTTCTATTGTAGGGGAACTGCCAATATCGGAGACCGGACAAAACACACTAATGACGGAATACAATCCAGATTTGCGGGTTAATGATAACAAGGACGGCATACAGGCACAACTTGATTATTTAAGTTTTAAGGTTGGGTTTGGTACAAAGCATTACCAATTTAACGGCGGGCAAATTGTCACAGCCACGCAGTACACAGGGGACAAACAGGAGCTTGTGCAAAATGCATCTAAGCATTATATAGCTATAGATAGGGCGTTAAAAACGCTTACAAAGGCCATTTTGTGGGTTGGCAAAGAAATAATCGGAAAGCCTGTCGACCCAGACACAGAGGTCACTATACAATTTGAAGATAGCTATATTATAGATAAAGAGTCTGAAAGACTAAGAGACTTGCAGGAAGTCAGAGACGGACTTAAGCAGAGATATGAATATCGAATGAAATGGTACGGCGAAGATGAAGAAACAGCCAAAAGCATGGTGCCAGAAATATCTAATAATTCTTTAATGGGTTTTTAAGGGGTTGATTTAATGTTAAGACCTACTTATATTGACAAATTACCGGATAATCTTGTAGACCTTTATTCCGCTGCCGAAATAGATATTATAATAGATATTGCTCGTAGGATTACCACCTACGATTTTTTTATCCCTTCTGCTGAATACCAATATAGAAAACTCCAAGATATGGGATTGTTGTATGATGAAATACTTAAGAGGCTAACTGCCGCCACAGGTATAGCGAAAGAACAGCTCGAAAGCCTTATAAAAGAGGCGGGAGCAGAGGCATTAAAGAATGACGACTCAATATACCGAAAGGCTGATAAAACACCAACACCGCTTGATTCTAACCCATCAATGCAACTTACATTAAATGCTGGTATACAGAAAACCGCAGGACTATTTGAAAATTTAACAAAGACCACAGCCAATACAGCTACAAGACAGTTTGAGAGGGCTTTAGACCGAGCATACATGCAGATTACTTCTGGGGCATTTGATTATAATAGCTCTATCCGTATGGCACTTAAAGATTTATGTAGAAAAGGTGTTGCAGTTGTGGAATATCCTACAGGGCATGTAGATTACATCGAAACAGCCGTAAGAAGGGCGGTTATTACCGGGGTAAACCAAACAACAGGAATCTTACAGGAGCAACGCGCAGAGGAAATGGGCAGCGATTTAGTCGAGGTTACAGCACATGCCGGAGCCAGAGACACAGGAACAGGCCCCGCTAATCACGCAAGCTGGCAAGGTAAGATATTTAGCCGTAGCGGTAAATCCAAAAAATATCCGGACTTTGTTAAAATTACAGGATATGGCACAGGCGAAGGGCTAAAAGGCTGGAACTGCCGCCATGATTTCTTTCCTTATATAGAGGGAGTATCGGAACCCGGGTACAGTAAAAAACAGCTAAAGCAAATGGAGGCTAAGAACTACGAATATAACGGCCAGAAAATAAACGAGCATGAAGCCACCCAAAAGCAAAGATACATTGAAAGGCAAATACGCCGATGGAAACGTGAAGAAGAGGCCATGAAAGCCATAGATTTTCCAACAGATGAATCCACAGCAAAGGTGAGAGAGTGGCAAGGCATACAAAGAGACTTTATAAAACAAACAGGCTTAAAAAGGCAATATGACCGTGAAAAGATAGCGACCAAATAAGGGGGTGGTACTTTGATAGAGACGTATTTTACATATAAACTTATAAAAAGTGTAGCTCTAACCATAGTGATGGTGTTATTAATCTCAATACTTTATGTGAGCAGAGGATTATAAGGAGGTGACCACTTATCTCGTCCTAGACATGACGTTAAAAGGTCTGTTTTTTATACCTAAATTGCCCTAGTTGCTGGGCTTTAAATGCAACAACCGCAGTGCCGGAGTGAACCGGAGTTTAAACAAAATCAGCGGGGAAAGGAACAGGATGGATTTTTTAAAAGAGATTTTCGGAGATAAAGCAATGACATATGCAGATCTAGAGCAAGCGTTGAAGGATAGCAAGGATATTAAGATTGGCAATCTTGCAGGCGGTCAGTATGTGGATAAAGCGAAACTAGATGGCAAAATCAGCGAACTTAATACGGCCAATCAAACGATTAAAGACCTACAAGATGCAGTTAAAAAGTTTGATGGCGTGGACATTGAAAAGCTTAAGGCAGATGTTACTAATTGGGAAACCAAATATAACACAGATATCAGCAAAGTTAAACTCGAAAATGCACTAGACGTTGGATTAATGGCGGCGAAAGCTAAAAGCACCAAAGCGGTAAAAGCCTTGCTGAATCTGGATGAAATTAAGCTTGACGGCGACAATCTGCTTGGGCTTGACACACAGCTTGAGAAAATCAAACAGGACAACGGATATTTATTCGATATAACTCCGGAAGATACAACCCAAGTTTCCAGTGGTGGAGAACATGGCGATCCGCTTAAAGGGGACATAGATAAGTTTTTTACTGCTGCCATGTCGGGAGCAGGATTATCAACAGAAAGTAAATAAGAAAAGGAGAAATAAAAATGGCAAACAATATTGAATATGCAAAACGTTTTATGCCCGTAATTGATGGGATTTATAAAGCTGCCGCCGTAACAGAGGGGATGGACGCAGCTACAAGATTGGATTTTACAGGAGTAAATGAAGTAAAGGTATTAAAGGTTAGTACAACAGGATTAGGAGATTACAGCCGTGCTAATGGATATCCAAAAGGCGATGTAACAGCAGCTTGGGAGACTATGACACTGACAGAAGAAAGAGGAAAAGAGTTATCCGTTGACAGGATGGACGATGAGGAAACATTGGGCATGGTATTCGGAACGGTAACAGGTAACTTTATGAGGGAGCATGTTATACCGGAGCTTGACGCTTACAGATTTGCTAAATATGCAAGTAAGACAGGGATTTCCACCGTAACAGGTGCAGTGCTGACTAAGGACACAGTAATTGCGGCAATTGACGAAGCTGTAAGAAAGTTAAATTCTGACGAGGTTCCATTGGAAGGCAGACGGCTATACATAAGCTCTGATTTACAGCCAGTGCTTAACTCTGCTTTAAACAGACAGTGGGGCAGTGACGGAAGTGTAAACACTATACTGGCAGGATATAACAACATGCCTATTACATGGGTTCCGCCTACTAGATTTTACACCGCTATTACACTAAATGACGGTTCCTCGAATTGGGGATATGCTAAAGCATCAGGAGCGGCAGACATTAACTTCATGATTGTTTACCCACAGGCTATTTTACAGGTTACAAAGTTCGCACTGCCTAAGATTTTCACGCCGGACGAAAACCAGGAAAAGGACGCTTGGAAATTCCAGTTCCGTTTGTATCACGATGCATTTGTATATGACAATAAAGTTAAGGGCATTTACTTACACAAGAAGCCTACGGAATAGGAGGGTTAAATGCTTATTATTAAGGGCGGCATAAGCCGAGAGATAAATAAAAACAATCTGCAATCTTACCTTGATAAGGGGTATAAGGCTGTAGAAGAACCGGAAGAGCCAGAGGAAAAAGCCGAAAAGAAAGAGAAACCTAAAAATCAAAAGAAAGGGTGATGGTTATGAACCCTGATTATGCATTTTACACAGATGTTTATTATGGCAATCAAATTACAGAAGCCGACTTCCCTCGTTTTATTGCGAGGGCATCGGCTTATTTAAATGGTATATGCAATTTAGATAATGCGCCAGAGGAATCCGTTAAGATGGCCTTATGCGCCGTTGCCGAAGCTTGGCAGACCAACGAACAGGGCGGCGACGTTGTAAGCCAATCCGTAGGCAGTTGGAGCAAATCATATGCGCAGAAGAAAGTAAAAACGGATGATACAAGGCTTACAGATGCAGCTAAACTTTATCTAGGGCAATACTGCAATTTAACTGTGAGGTGGGTGTGATGTTTCCGCATACTGTAACAATCTACAATAAAGATAAAGAAGAACACTATCACCGCAAGGTTATAAGCGGGGTGTTTTGGGATAGTAGCAAAGGCTCTGTAATGCGTAAAACAGGCTCTACGGCGGCAGATGGGTTAATGCTTATAATTCCATTTAACACAGATAAAACCTATCTTAAACCGAAAGAATGGCTTGAATTAGCAGACAAATCTACTAACTGGACATTACAGCCCAAAGACATTGTCGTGCTTGGAGCAGTAAATTATGAGATTGTTAAAAGTGGCAGTGAGCTAAGTAAGCTATTTGATAATGTGCTTGCCATAAACAACATTGATACTCGCAATTATGGTGGTGGTATGGCGCATTGGGAAGTGAGCGGAAAATGAGGATAGAATCGCCTAGAGGTACAGTTGTAAGAACCAGAAACGGAAGAGTAAGGCTTGTATGGGACAGAAATTTTCAAGAAAACTGGACAGATACGTTTACAAAAACTCAAAAGTTTATTGATAGCGAGGTCTTAAGATTGTCTGTTCCATATCTGCCTATGCAGTCCGGTATGCTGCAAAAGCTTGGTACTTTAGGCACTGTTATAGGTAGTGGAGAGATTGTCTATTTAGGCCCATATGCAAGATATTTGTACTACGGTAAAGTAATGGTAGGTAGAGCGCCAAAACAGCTTACAAGTAATAATTTAACCTTCCACGGTGCGCCAAAGAGGGGTGCATTTTGGTTCGAGCGGATGAAGGCAGACAAGAAAGCACAGATATTAAGGGGTGCAGCCAAAGTTGCCAGAAAGGAGAGCAGGACATGAGCATATTAAAAGCATTGCAAGAGTTTTTATTGACGTATGACGGCATGGCCTTACAGCGGATCGAAGTTGAAGAAACCGAGGAAGGTATGAGCATAAGGAGCATAGAGAAAATTAAAACAGATATAACGGAAGAAGAGCCCACAAACTATGCTGTCTCTCCGGCTGGTAATTCCAAAGTGTCCACAGATATTTTAGGCAATAAGAGATTTTCCAACGATTATGTGTTTTACGCTAAAGAGGCAACGGCAAATGAAGTTGATAGGCAAGAAATACACACATTTCTAGAGGGCTTTTCCGCATGGATAGACGAGCAAAACGACAATGATAATCTTCCGGTGCTTCCAGTTGGATATACGGCGGAGGAATTGATTGTCTCTAATATTTTACCCCTGGATTTTTACGAAAACTTCACATTTGGACTATACCAAGTCCAAATAAAACTTAATTATAAGAAAAATGCTTAAACACCCTTACCGGGTGTTTTTTATTACAAATAAAACATTAGGAGGAAATGATTTTATGGATAACATTATTGAAACCACAAACAAAACACCAATCGAAATAGTTTTAAAAATGGATAATGACGGATATGTAACAGCTAGAAACCTTTATGAATTTTTAGAGTTAGACAAAAGCAATTACGCTAAATGGTGCAAAGTTAATATTTTAGAAAATGAATTTGCAGAAGAAAAAGTCGATTTTTACTCGTCCGGCAGTACGAGTAAAGGTAGAGGAAATTTTGCAAAGGATTATAAACTAAAAGTATCTTTTGCTAAAAAGCTTGCTATGCAATCTAAAACCATAAGAGGTGAAGAAGCACGTTGCTATTTTATAGCCTGCGAAGATGCCCTAAAAAGAGTTGCGGCAGAACGGCAGAGATGGGAAATTGAAAGAGCGAAAGGCATAGTGATCCGCCATGTGCTTACCGATACGATTAAAATGAAAGTCCCTGATAGCCCGAACAAAAGATTTATGTACCCTAACTATACCAAACTGATTTACAAAACCCTATTTAATAAAAACATGGAAGAGCTAAAGGAACAGTACGGAGTTAAGGGTAAGGAAAGCATAAGGGAATATTTAACCGCAGACGAACTAAAAGAAGTTGAAACCTTAGAAATGTTAGTAAGTAGTTTAATTAATTGCGGCTGGGGTTACGACCAAATAAAAGATTTTATACAGCAGAATAATGTTAAGAAAATAGCAGGATAGCACGCATAGAGCGTGTTTTTTATTGGAAAGGAGAAACAATGGCAAAGATTAAAAGAGAGTTATTTAAGACCTTTATAAATTGCACACCAGCAGACGAAACGGCTACATACCAAGTAATTGGCGAAGATTTGGAAGAACTAAACTTTGAAATGAGTGCTAATGTTGTTAGGACATCAAACATCTTGGGAGAGAATGCCATCACGATTGATAGATACGAAAAGACGGCATCAGTTGAGCCGTACAAGGCTGATTCTGGCACAGCCTTATTTACATTCCTCAAAGGGATTATCGACGACGAAAAGACTCTTGATGAACTCAAAACGGATATTGTAAATGTGGACGTGTTTGGAACTGAAACCTCCGGAGCATATCCGGCATACAAAGAGGACGTGTTCGTTGAAATTACATCTTACGGCGGCAATACCGAAGGATTCCAGATACCTTTTAATATCCACTTTACAGGTAAACGTACCAAAGGAACTTTTAACCCTACAACAAAAGCGTTTACAGCAGATGCATAGGAGGTAATATGAAAGATATAAGTTTTGACACAGGCATGATAGAGCTTGCTATACAAGGGGATAAAAATAGAGTGCTTAGGTTTAACCCGGAAGATGTGGACTTCCAAAATTCACTTTTTGCTATGCTAGATCATGCATCAGAAAAGATGAAAGAGTTTGAACAAAGCGCAAAAGAGTATGATGCTAAAGTAAATCAATTAGGTGAAATCGAGGCGGCAAAAGAAAAAATAAAAATACAGTGCGACATTGACAACTTTATTAAAAATGAGATTGATGGAGTTTTCGGAGCAGGCATAGCAAACATGATTTTTCAAGAGGCTAGTCCTTCCGCTAAATCTTCATCAGGACAATATATTTTTATGAATTTCTTTGATGCTTTACTTCCGATTATTCAACCCGAAATTAAGAAAAGAAATGAGTCTATACAGAAAATCATAGCAGACCACAGGAAAAAGGTTATAAGATAATGGACATATTATATTTGCCTACCTCCTTAGAAGTTAATGGAAAGGCGTATGATATAGACAGTGATTTCAGAACTTGCATAAAAATCTTTCAATACTTAGAAGATAATCAGTACAATGATTATGAAAAAATGCAATTAATGCTAGGGTTGTTATTTGTAAATGATATTCTAGAGGAAGATATAGACGCTGCAATAACGCAAGCGTCTATATTCCTAGATTGTGGCCGTAGTTCTTCTGAAAATAGTAACGGTCTAAAATATGGCCGATTATATTCATGGACACAGGATCTACAATACATAATAGCTGCCGCCAATGCCTCACTAGGGTTCTCATGCAGAGGCACAAAATACCTCCATTGGTGGGACTTTATGACGGCATTAATGGAATGCAAAGAGTGTACTCTTTCTACCCTTATATATCAAAGGAAATTGAGGAAACAGGGCAAACAAAGCAAGGCTGATAAAGAATGGTGGACAGAAAATAAAGAAATAGCAGAGCTTGAAAACAAGGTTATTCTAACAACAGAGGAACAAACTGCACTTGACAAATTTAATAAACTTCTTGGATAATATTGTATTTTAAAGATTTGTTTGATATAATTTCAGCATAATTATAAAGGAGTATTTAAAATGTCTTTATTTGGAGAAAAATGCACGTGCTGCGGTAAAAAAATTTCATCATTGAGTAAATTTCAAAAAATAAGTGATGGCACTATATGCGATATATGCAGCCAAATGTGCAGCCCTGATTTAGATTCGATAGAACTTAAAACAAAGGAAGAAATCAAATTACATATAAATTTCAGAAAACGCAACTATAGGCAATATAAAGAATTTAAACCAACGAATAATATTTCGAATATATTTCTGATAGATAATGTCAACAAATTGTTTTGCATGCCTAAAAATAGAGACGATATGAATCCCGATTTATTCAAATTTTCAGAACTTACTAAGTTTGAACTGGTGGAAGATGGGGCAGTTTCTAGCGGTGGAGGTTTAGGAACAAGTATAGCCGGAGGATTGTTATTTGGTGGCGTTGGAGCTATTGTTGGAAGCAATATAGCATCTAAAAAGAACTATGTAAACGATATGCATATTCATCTAATACTAAAGCACCCCTGGGTTAAAAGTGTCACCATAGGAATAATAACGAATAACACAGCAAAAGGAAGTATTGTTTATAAGACGAAAAAAGCTGAGGCTGAAAAAATAGTTTCGTTCTTAAATGAAATAGTGGAAAATAACAGCACTGTCGAATTTGCTCCCATTGCATCAGCGGCAGACGAAATAAAAAAATATAAAGAATTGCTAGATTTAGGCGCTATAAGCAATGAAGAATTTGAGGCAAAGAAAAAACAATTACTAAATATATAGATAAAGTTTAAAAAGACATCGGTTTGATGTCTTTTTTTATTGTATAAAAGGAGGTGCTTTATGGCAGGTACAGCAGCAGGATCGTTGATTTTTGATACCCAAACAGATACATCAGGATTTGAGCGTGGTACTAGGGATATAAGTAATGAAACCGAACAATTATCAAGTTCTTTTGATAATGTCGGTAAGGCTATAGCAACAGCATTTAGCATAGGTGTTATTAAGAGTTTTGGACAAAAAATAATTGAAACAACAGCAGATTTACAAGCTTTAGACGCTCAATTTGAACAGATATTCAAAGGAGCAGAAGGGACAGAGGCATTAAAACTTATAAGTGAACAGTCAGAAGAACTGGGCATACACGTTGATAGGTTAAAAGGTTCATTCAATCAATTTGGTGCACAATTAAAAGGTGCTGGAATGGAATCGGCGCAAGCAATGGAAGGCACTGCAAAGGCAACTAAATTAGCAGCAGATGCCGCCGCATTTTATGACACGTCACTAGAAACCTCAAGTGCTAGTCTTGCAAGCTTTTTGAAAGGTAACTTTGAGGCTGGCGATGCTATTGGAGTATTCACCAACGCTACACAAATGAGTGTAAAAGCTCAAGAAATGTATGGAAAGTCTTGGGATAAATTAACAGAGGCAGAAAAACAATGGTTGCTGTTAGATAAAGTAAGTCAAGTTTATGAACTAAATGGAGCAGCAGGGCAAGCGACTAGAGAACAGGAAAACTGGTCAAATGTTACAGAAAACCTAAGAGCAAACTGGGAAAGATTCTTAACATTAATAGGTAATGTTTTACTACCAGTTGCAACCGAAATAGTCAAAGTATTAGATAGTATCATAACAGGTATAACTGATTTAGTTGACGCAGCAAATGAGGGCAGTGTTATGGCTAATATAATCGTGGGAGTTGTTGGCGGTTTAATTGCCTTGTTTACTGGATACGTAACAATAGTGCTAGTTGCTAATACAGTTACTACTTTATGGGGTATTATATCTGGTGGTGCAGCAGTTTCAACGGGATTGTTAGCTGGTGCTTTTGCTCTTTTAACAGCTCCTATTACCCTTGTTATACTTGCAATTGCGGCATTAGCAACCGTTATTGTTCTTGTGATAAAGCACTGGGATGAATTAAAAGTAGCAGCAGCAAAAACATGGGAGGCTATTAAGGCAACATGGAGCGGTGTAGCGTCTTGGTTTAATGAAACTTTTATAACGCCGATAAAAAAAGCGATTAATGCAATACTAGGATTTGCGGAGGGATTAGCAAATGGATTTATTGATGCAATAAATAAAATCATACAGGCATTAAATACAATAAAAATTGAAATTCCCGACTGGGTTCCTAAAATTGGAGGAAATGAATTTGGATTTGATTTAAAACCAATAAAAAGGGTTTCGATCCCTAAGCTAGCCAGCGGTGCAGTTATCCCACCAAATTCCGAGTTTATGGCAATCCTAGGAGATCAAAAACACGGAACAAATATAGAAGCCCCACTCTCTACAATAGAGCAAGCTGTAGACAATGTATTATCCCGAAGAGGCGGCACAGGCAGCAGCATGCCAGTTATTATAGAAATTGATGGGCGTGAACTTGCAAGGGCTATGGCTCCATACAACACAGGGGAAAACATGAGACAAGGAACTAGATTAATAAATGGGGTGACGTAATGTATAGCGTACTGACTATAAATAACTTAGTGCCGGACGTACATTTCACAGGCTTAGAGCGAGAGGCAAGCATATTGTCTGGAGAAAACGCTGGAAAGCTTAAAAATGGTAACATGATTAGGGATTGTGTAGGGACTATCTATAATTACAACTTTGAGGTAATGCCTAAGATAGATAATCTAGTTGCTTATGACGAACTCTACGAACTTATAACCGCTCCTGTGAATAGCTATCCTATAAGTGTACCATTCGGACAGGGGTATTTAGATTTTAATGCCTATGTTTCTAGTGCATCGGACGAACTCCAATTGATAAAAGGAATTAAAAAGCTATGGAACAAACTGGAGTTTACAGCCGTTGCCATGGAACCACAAAGATATTACGGAGAAAACTGGACTATGGGACAGGGAACAGACAACGGAGTGTTTACTATAGACGGTACTAGTTTTAATGTCTCTGTGACGCAATTACAGCGCAATGGAGCGGTCTTAGAAACAGATAGAACAGGTAGGCTGAAATCTGGTGTTATGAGCAGAGAAATAATCGGTACTTTTTATAATTATTCCATGGATTTAGAGCAGAAGATAGAAAACATAGAAGAGTATGACCGACTATATTATGCTTTAACCTCTCCTGTGGATAGCCATACGATTACAATCCCATACGGACAAGGAACATTAACCTTGCAAGCCTATATTACAAGGGCAAGCGATAAACTAACCTATCTAGGCAAATTTAGACGGTGGGAAGGGCTATCTATAGATTTTATGGCGGCAGCACCAACAAGGGAGGCGACAACATGACGGCATTCAATACAAGCGTACAATTTGTTACAGCAGATGGGCTGAACCTAGTTACATTCGATGATAAAAACTTCCACGTTAAAGCAAGCCAATATGGAGAAGATGATTACTTTCAAGACACAGACAATCCGCAAGTAGGATTAAACACCGTAACTTTCGGCACATATACATTTGCAGGAAACCAAATAAAAAAGCTGAAAGTACATTTTGAAACCGGATTATTAACCGATAAGCTGGCATTAGACACCCTAACGGTGGAGTTTGAAAGTACCACAAGACCAGAAATAACACGATACACCCCGATAACTGTCTACAGAGATGGAGAAATCAAAGGGGTGTTTTTTAATGGAACAATCGAAGAAATAGGCTCTAATTTGTACTCTCTTTATGCGGAGTCTTATTTATCCTTGCTGGACTATGACAAACATTTTGGGGGTGTCTACGCGGGGCAAGATGCCGGGGACATAATTGCGGATATTATGGGAGACGTTCCATATACCATACTACCAGACGTAGCAGCCTTAAAGATATATGGGTACCTGCCTTATGCAAGTAAAAGAGAAAATCTGCAACAGATTTTAATTGCCACAGGTGCAGCTATCAAAAAGAATACAGACGGTACAATTAATTTTTCCGTTTTATCCTCTACTAACGTAGGCACTTTTACAAATAATGAAGTCTTTATGGGCGGTTCGCTTTCCGAAGATACAGAAGCTACAGCCGTACAGGTTACAGAGCATTCTTATTCCACTATAGACGAAGATATAACGTTGTTTACAGAAGCTTTTACAGACATAAGAACGGCGATATTTTCAGAGCCAGCACACGACCTAGTTTGCACAAACGGCACTATATTAGAAAGCGGTGCTAATTACGCAAAAATACAGGGTGGCGGTAATGTTATTTTGACAGGCAAGAAGTATCGGCATACAACAAAGATAGTAACCAGAGGGACGGTTTTAGGAACACCAGACGACAAAATATTAACCGTATCCGATGCAACTTTAATAACTCCAATTAACAGCTCTTCTGTGGCTCAAAGGCTTTATAAATACGCAAGCTGTAAAAAGAGCATAGATCAAAACGTTTTAGCTAATGGAGAAAGTAGCGGCGATATGGTAGAGGTTATTCATCCATATAAAACAGACATGCTCACGGCAGCTATACAGAGCTTTGACCTTAACTTTAGCAACACATTAAGAGCGGCGGCTAACTTTTTAGTCGACTACGAACCGCAAGGCATATCCGAAGGTTATAAAAACCGTGTGATTATAACTGCTAATAGTAACTTTACTGTACCGGAAGATATAACCGAGATTAGAGTTGTACTTATTGGTGGTGGTAAAGGTGGCAATGCCGGAGAAAACGGAGCAAGCGGAGGCAGTGGTTCTGTTTCTGCTAGTCTTTCTCGTGGATCTGGCGGTAAAGGCGGTAAAGCTGGAACAGCAGGAACCGGAGGCAAAGTTTTTGATACAACCCTAGCGGTTACACCAAGCCAAGTTATAGCTGCCACAATGGGAACCGGAGGCACAGGAGGCGCAACTAACGGAGCAGAAGGCACAGACGGTACTGCAACAACGTTCGGAGGCTTAAGCTCTGACCTTGGAGCAATTGGAGAATACGTAGATGCCATGACAGCCGAGAGGTATGCTATGGTAGGAAACAACGGTGTTAATGGCGCAGATGGCCAAGGTGCCGGAGGTGTACAAGGCGGTAACATAACCGAAGGCGGCAGCATTATTTATTCCGGTGGTATTCCAGGTAAATTAGAGACAATGAAAATATCCTCTAGCAACACTATAGGAGGCCAAGGTGGTGGCGGTGGCGGTGCAGCTTATGGAAACAATGGAGGCAACGGCCAAGACGGAGATACAGACTATAATTTCGGCGAAGGATTTGCGGACGGAGGTAACGGCGGCACAGGGGCAAGTGCTATTGCTAGAATTGCAGCAACAATATACGGCTCTGGAGGACATGCTGGACATGGCGGCGGTGGCGGTGGTGGCGGTGGTGATTGCTATAACGCTAATTCCGCTAATACTTGGGTTGGTGCTGGTGGCTCTGGTGGTGCTGGCGGCTCTGGTGGTGCTGGTGCAAACGGATGCATTATAATTTATTACTAGGAGGTTTTATGGGAAATTTTTTAAGCAAATATACTGGACAACAGATAGAAACCATGCTAGAGCAAAATATGGCTAATCCACCTTATATAGGTGAAAATGGCAACTGGTATGTATATAACAAAGAAGAAGGCGACTATATAGATAGTGGTATTTCCGCAACTGGTCCTGAAGGAGCAAAGGGGGATAATGGAGAACAAGGTCCTCCTGGCCCAGCGGGTCCAAAAGGCGATGATGGAAGGGGACTTAATATACTGGGGATTTATCCCACACTTTTAGATTTACAAACAGCACATGCCATAGGGAATATAGGAGATGCTTATGCCGTAGGGTCTGAAACAGACAATGTTATTTATATTTGGGACGCTGACCTTTTACAATGGGTAAACCTAGGTGCTCTACAAGGACCACAAGGACCAGCAGGTGCAGACGGCAAAACAGCCTATCAATCTGCAGTAGATGGAGGTTACACAGGAACAGAGGCAGAGTTTAACACGATACTTGCAACAGCACAATCACAAATAGGTAATTTATCCGATCTTCCTACTACTGAAAAGAGCAATTTAGTTGGTGCGGTTTCCGAGCTTAATGCTTCATTAACAACGCATAAGTCCGAAACGCAAGCACATACAGAACTTAGCAACCGCACTATTTACGTAAGTGTAACGTCTGGGAATGATACGTCTGGAACGGGTGCTTCTACTACACCATATAAAACCATAACAAAAGCGTTATCTACAATTAAAAAAAATATAAATTATTGTGATATAAAGATTAGAATCCTAGCTGGTGACTATAGGGCAGAGGGCACAATTTGGCTCAAAGAGTTTCGTGGTAGATCCTTAACATTAACTGCTTTTGATGGAACAAATGACATAGTGGCTGTAAATGATAATTATATTATTGAGCAGATATCAATGTATAACTGTGATGAAGTATACATTTGGGGCTTAAAAGGCATAAACCCAACCACCTCAACATATGGAATTTTCATTTCCAATTGTAGATATGTTTGGATTAAAGGCTATAAAAATAATGATAGTGCTGTTGTTAATTCAGGTATTGGAGTAACTGAGGGAACATCTATGGTATTGCTAGAAAATTGTTTATGTGCAAATAAATCAGCCGTAATAAGTTCAAATTATGGTAGTAAAGTTGTATCAAAAGATTGGGACTCAGCATCAATTAATAATACTTATGGGTTAATTACTAACTATGGGGCACAGATACATGAGTATAATGATGCTCAACCTACTGCTACTACACCAATACAAATGCAAAACGGTGGAGTAGTATTTGACAAGAATGGTAATCCATATCCAACATCAAATACATATCAAACGCTTGTGTCAAGAGATATGACAATTACAGGCAGTTTTGACGTTGCAATCACTTTGTCACAACCTCCAAAATGGATACAGTTTATAGCAACTGTACAAGGTACAAAGTATCTTAGCAATGGGCAATATTCTGGCACAAACAGGGCGTGTACATTTGTTAATTTATCAGGAAATAGCGGAGTTTCATATGATGCGGTACAAATTAATGACGGTGCAAATGCAGTAATTTATAATGTATCGGAAGTTACGAAAGGTAAAATAACACTTGCAAGAACTACCGTTGGTTCTGGAATAACTGGAACGATGTATCTTTCTGTGTTGTGTGGATTTTAGGAGGTGTATTATGGTACTTGTTGCAATATCGAAAGTAGATAGTAAAATTTATGAATCCCAAACATTTGGAGAAAATAAAGAGAAAGTACAAGAAATCATGGAAAATAATTTGAAATCGGTTAGTGAGGATTATGAATTTAAAGAAATGACAGAAGATGAATTTCAGATATATTTTAATAGTGTGGATTAATTGCTCATCTTAACATTTGATTAAGCATGGTAAATTTTACGGAACCGGAAAGGTTCTTTTTTATTGGAAAGAAGGGATAAAATGAAAATATGTATAGATGCAGGACATTGTAAATTAACACCCGGTAAACGAGCCTTTGATGGCTCGTTTTTTGAATATGAGTTTAATTTAGACGTTGCAAATCGGATTAAAAAGATTTTGGATAAGCATGGAGTAGAAAGCTACGTTCAATATGTAGAGAATGCAAATCCAACGACCGAGTTAAACGCCAGAATTGCCGCTATAAACAAGGATAAACCAACATTAATAGTAAGTATCCATGCCAACGCTTACGGCTCGTCATGGAACGATGCTAACGGCTGGGAGGTATTTTGTAATGCTCCGGCAGATAGTAAATCTAAAGGCACTATTTTAGCCAAGGCAATACAAAAACATAGCAAGGCTTTAGGTTTAAGGGACAGAGGCATTAAAGATGCTCACGGAGTAGCCGGAATAGTAACAAAAACTACACCTCCGGCAGTTTTAATAGAACACGGATTTTACACCAACCAGACGGAGCTTTCCAAATTAAAAGATAGCAATTTTAGAGAACTATGCGCCGTTTGTGATGCTAAAGGAATTTTGGAATATTTAGGTGTTGCATGGAAGGAGGAAACTATGGCAGAAACTAAAAAGCCACATTGGGCTGAAAAGAATTTGGACAGTCTGGTAAAGAAGGGACTTATTAACAGCCCGGAAGTCCATAGAAATACGCTAGACGAGCCAATAACAAAGGCACAAGTATTTGCATTGCTAGATAGAATTACGGATAAATAGGGGGCATTATGGATATACAGACAGTTTTAATTCTAATAACAATTATAGGGTGTTTCCTGAGCTTGGCTGGCTGGCTTTCCACTCGTGATAAAAAAATTAGTAATGATGGCGAGTGGCGAGGCATGATAAACGCCAAACTAGATGCAATACTAGGAATTGATAAAAGGGTAGATGCCCTAGAAAATGAAGTCAAGGAACAAGGGAAGGAAATTGTTAAAATAAAGGCTCGTGCAGAGTCTAACACTCATAGAATCGATAAAATGGAGGGAAAGAATGAAAATTAATTGGAAGCTTAGATTAAAGAATAAGACAACTATATTATCGCTACTGGCTTGTTTGGTAGCTTTTGTTTATCAGGTGCTAGGTATCTTAGGGATAACCGCCCCGATCGGAGAAGGAGAAGTAACACAGATTATAGGCTTGCTAGTTAATTTGTTAGTTGCAGTTGGGGTATTAATAGACCCGACTACAAAAGGGACGGCAGACAGTTACAAAGCATTAAATTATAAAGAACCAAATTAGAGGTAGCCCTATGAGGTATAACAAATTTTTATATGGTGCTAAAAAATACGAAACTCCCGAATATATATATGACCGGGTGCAAGCGGATATAACAAATTTAACGCCCAAAGGTTATTTAAACGTAATTGATATAAATCGTATTGAATGGCGTTGCCATGAAATAGCGGAAATGTTTACTATTATTGGGTTTGAATCTCCCATTACAACAAGATATAATTGGACTAAAGAGGATTTTGTTTACAGGAAAGACGTAGAGAGAATAAGGGATAATGTGCAGTTAATGATAGACCATTACATACAATCCTATCCAGAGATAAAACATACCCTAAAACCAAATTTTGAGGATATAAACGCATTAGAGCAATCTTTAAGCATGATGCAAGAATTAATATTAAATATAAAAAAAGGCTGGCATAAATATTGTGGCAGCTTTAATTGTGGAGGTAATACAATTGGAGGATAGAAACGTACAATACCCTATGAGATATAGGGACAAAATAACAGGGCAGATTTTCGATTTTGAAGAAATGCCCGGAACTGTAACAAATGCTGGCACGCCATTAAATAAAGCTAACCTGCTAAGTGATGCAGTTGCAACAAAATATAGTCTAAATGGCCTTAATGCGACACCAAATAAAGCGTTAGATAAAGCGTTAGTTCCGGCCGGGTGCGTTTTATGGTTTGCAAACTCTACACCACCAGCAAACTTTTTGTATTGTAACGGTGCAGCGGTATCTAGATCTACATATGCAGATTTATTTACAGCAATAGGCACTAAATACGGCAGTGGAAACGGAACAACAACATTTAACCTTCCAGATCTTAGAGGCGCATTTATAAGAGGCATAGATGATGGCAAGGGCATTGATACAGCAATAACAATAGTAGGACAAATATCTACCCAAACGAATAAAGGCGGATATGTCGGGTATGTAACTCCAACAGGCCCATATAATTCATTGAATTTGTCCCAGTGGGACACCAACGGAGGCGTCCGTCCCTACAACATAGCACTCTTACCATGTATTAAATATTAA